GAATACCGCCTACAACACCACTAACTCGTTTAGCGATTTGTTGTCCTTCTGTTGAAGGCTTACCGGGAAGCGAACCAACGATTTCTTTAATAGAATCTTCAATTCCAAGCTGTTTTACTTCTTCATTAGCCTTAGTGCGTGCCTCTCCTTCGCTTAAACCAGATTTAAGATATTTAATTGTAGCTTCTAAGCGTTTTTTACTAAGCGTGTATCTAACAGCAGCTTCATTCAAACGGTCGCGGCGAATATCTTCTGGTTGGTCAGATTTTGGAATAGAAGCAGTAACAGCTTTAAACTCTTGTAAATTTCTAATGTTTTTAACTCCACCGCCTTTTTCTCCACCCATTAAAGCGCCAACAAATTTAGAACTAATAGAGTCAAAATTAGACCCAGTAGTGTCTCCAAGAACATTCATTAAAGGATTTATGTTTCCAGTAATACCAGCAAATCGACTGATTCTAGCTTCGTTTAATTTACGATTAGCAAGAATTGCATTTTTCAAATCTTCACCAGCAGCATTAACAATTTGTAAATCACCAGAAGCTTCATTTAAGCCATCTCGTTGTTCTTTTGTATAACGAATTTTTGTTGGGTCTGGCTTTTCTTTTGATATATCAGGAATCCATTCGCCTCCAACTCCTTGTTTAATTTGTTGACCAGCAGTAAAAGGCATATCTGAAAACTGTGTTATTTTTCCAGTATCAGAAACTTCATTAGAACCATCTGCTGTTTGATAAACAGGGTTGTAAGTTGAATACCATTGGCCGTTCTTTTCTTCTTCTCCTGATTTAACCCAACCAACAGCTTTCTTCACTCCCATTGCTTTTTCAGCAATTTTTGTTTGAACTGCTTCTGGAAGCATTTGTCCAGTAAGTGCGCCATAGTCTGTTAATGCAGAAACCAAATGAGGAATAACTGTATTAAAACCGCTACCGCCTCCGAACGAAGCAAGACCTAATGCTTTACTTCCAACGCCAGAAGGAACTTGAGGTGTTGCATACTGAGAAAGATTTGACGCTTGAGGTGTAGGCGCATCTGTCCTTAACATCCCGCCACCGGGAACCATTGGTGTTTGCGAAGGTTGAGCCGCTTGAGGTTGACCACCATATTGACTTATGGGACTTGTAACACCTTGCGGGGCTTGAGGAGCTTGTGGGGCTAAAGATTGCCTAATCGCTGGAGATGCAAACGGATTTACAGATGGAAGATTACCGCCTTGATATTGTGGCTGCCCAGTAAATCTTGCCGCTTGAGTGTTGTATTGATTTACGTTTTTTGTCAGTTCAAATATCTGCTTTTCTCTCTCTACTTTTAATGCTTCTTGTTCTTGCAAATACCTTCTAGTATTCATAGCACTAGAAAGGTATCCGCTTAATTGAGCCTGTTTTGCTAACGGAAGCGTTCCTTTAGTATGAAGTTCTTCAATAAGACTTTTAGCGTCATTATGAAGTCCTTGAACTTTTGAAATATCGCTTACTGGCTGACCCGATTGGTCAACAAAAAGTTGCCCCATCATCCCCTCGTTTTGTCCTTGGAGGGTTTGATTCTGCATCTTGTTATCTTGGTAGGTAGCGATTAAATCGCCAAGAATACCATGTCCGCGAAATCCCGAACCAGAAATTTGAAGAGCATCAGGCATAAATTTTCTCCCCTTTAACTAAACCATTAACACGGGCATCCATCCAGTTGCGGATAATGCTCTTGAGAACAGGCTTGTTTTTAATGAAAGCAGCGAACTTTTCGCCATGTTTAAGATAAAGATTGCGGAACCATTTTGGCCCAACGTTTAGCATCCAATGGCGGAACATAATCCATTTAGGATTGTCTTGCCCATAGACTTCACGCGCCACCCAGCAACCCATATTAAAGCCACCAGAACCACCAAGGATATTCATGGCTCCAGCAAACATACCGGCGTTAATTTTGGCGTTTGATTGATTTGCCGCCGCAGTTTGATTGGTGTAATCACCATACATAGATGTGCCGGGTTGAACGTAATTAAACCCAGTTGAGGTTGTTCCAAAACCACCGGCTTGTTGGCCTAAACCACCAAGTTGACCGATGCCACCAGAACGACCAAGAATCATTGCGTATGGGTCTTGAGATGTTTGTGCTAACAAACCACCTGCTCCCATAAGTTGTTGCTGACCAAGCATAGCGTTTTGATACTGCGCTTGTTGATTAGCTTGACCATAACCAAGACCGTATTGCCCACCAAGCTGCTGTGCTTGTAGGTTAAGCTGTTGGTTGGCCTGTTGAGCTTGAAGATTGGCTTGAGCTGCTTGCATTGCCGCTTGTTGGTCTGCGGAACCATAACCAAGACCAAGTTGACCAGTCCCTTGTTGAGCCTGAAGACCAAGCCCTTGCTGTTGGGTTTGCATCCCAGCCACATTGCCAGCGTATTGTTGTGCTTCCTGAAGACGCGCACGTTGCGCCGAATCCAAATTAAGTGCTGTCGTAGCTGCCGTAATGGGGTCTTGAGCGCGGCCCATCAGATTGTATTGAGAAGCCACTTGATTGGCAATTCCAGATACATCCTGCTGACTAAGTTGTCCACCAGCCGCAAGTTGATTAGCTGCACCAGCTTGCATCTGATTAAGAAGCGGGTTTTGACCAGCAGATAGTTGTGGCCCAGCCCCTAATTGTTGAGCTTGAATCTGATTAGGAAGACCTTGTTGCGAGAACTGAGGAGCAGCCCCAAGACCCTGAATTGGTTGACCGTTAGCCAAAGCCCTGTCCGTAGCGGCTTGCTGAAGCTGCATCAACTGCGGATTAGCTTGTTGGAACGCTTGAACCGCTTGTTGTCCTAAAGAACTTACATCAGTAATGTCTGCTTGACGTTGATAACGATTAAGTTGCGCTTGTAGGTCGCCAATAGCGGGAGCTTGCTGCGAATACGTTTGAAGCAACTGCGGTAGCTGTTGTTGCAGAATGTTAGAATAAAGCTGCGCGTATTGCGGAGCATATTGTGATTCCGCCGCAAACTGCTGTGGAGCAAGTGCAATTTGTGATTGCAGAACATTAGAATATGTCTGCGCCGGGTCTGGAGTTACTGGTGCTTGAACTGTGGTTGAGCCGAAACAGGGCATAATTTTTAGTGGTTAAGATTTTTAATGTGCCAAACACTTTCACCAAGCTCAGAAAAGCCTAGTTTTGGCATATATTTGAAATAAGGGGAAATTTTTGCACATGGCATGAGGTATTGCTTTATGCCCATTAACTTTAATTTATCTTCAACTTCGTGCAAAACCCTAACGCTTTGCAGAGCAGTCATTTTTTTACTATCAGACCAAACCATTACAACTGGAGCGGAACAAACTGAAGCGTATCCAATAATGTCATTATCATTATTTTTAAGTATATGGCTTGGATAAAGAACCATGTGATTGTCTTTTTTAGCGGCCTCAACAAGCGGATTGAAGTCTTCTAAAGAAAACGGAACAAGTGTGCTTGATGGAATCATCTAAAATTATTGTTTGGGTTGATTTTTATTAAACAAACTACCGAAGTTAAAGGCTTGTTGAGGCATTAAGCCTCCTTGCGTATTTTGCTGAAGGCTAGTTTGTCCTTGTTTATCAGGGCTAAAAAAAGACCGAACTTTATCTTTAAACAATCCGCCTCTATCTTGGCTATATCCAGCCCAAGGTTGCGCTTGTTGACCGGCTTGGCCTTGCTGCCCTTGTTGGCCTTGCTGACCATAAACAAGTCCACGGAGATAAGGAGTTAAAATGCCTTGTTGTTGTCCTGAGTTAGCTTGCATTTGCCGCATTTCATTAAATCGTTGAAGATACTGCTGCATTTCCGATTGTTGTTGCGGTTGTATTTGTGGCGCAGCTTGTGGAACATAATTAGCAACAGATTGCCCGCCGCCATATCCTTGCATATTACCATTAGCTTGTGGCGCAGGAGATATACCACCAGCGGTAGGTGCATTAGCAATGGGAGGTTGGGCTGGATTTTGTGATGATGGGCTACACATATAATTAAATAATTTTAACGGTTAAACGGATAACGATTTTCAATCTTGGACGTTGGGGGCAACTTCTTTGAGGTGACCGTCTTTTTCGAGAGTTTCTTTTAACAACTGCAAAGCGGTTTCTACGGCAAAATAACCAGAACGGCTAACTTTGCCCGCATAAACGGGTTGTGTGGCTTCATCTACAATTTGTAAGGCTTCTTTTATGTTCATAGGTTAAATTGTCATACAATCAAAAGTTAAAGATACGTTATTGGAATAAGCCACGGTGCTTGCGCTGTCTGTTACTTTGCAACGCCATGTGCCAGTCTTTGTGCCATCTGACGCAAAGTAAGCGTAGAACTGAGTTGTAGAATTGCTGGAGTATTGGGCAGAGATATTGCCATCCCCACTTACAAACTCCCAAGCATAAGTGTATGGACTAACACCACCAGTAGGTGTGCAAACCGAAGAATCTGTTGTATAAACATTTGTTGGTGGATTTACGCCACTTCCAGACAACAAAGTAGGTGAAGCAGTTGCGCTTAATGGAACAGCATTGTAAGTCGTTGTAACCGTAACAGATGAACAGTCAGCCGTATTTGGAGTCGGAGTAAGCGAATCCGTAACGGTGCATTTCCAATAACTTGTGTAAGTATTAGTGGGCGCACCAGTCCGGCTAAATGTAGTTGAAGAAAACGTAGAACTGTTTGCAGAAGTATTGGCGTCTCCACTTGTTCTTGTCCATATATAGGTATATGGCGACAGCCCACCACTAGCGGTAGTGGCTACTGAGCCAGTAGTGACAACTCCGCTGCCTTGGATTGTTCCGCTGGCAAGCACCGGCGTAACGCTAAGAGCAAGGGCGGCTAAGCTGTAAGTTAATGAAATACTTACGCTGCCTGCATTAACCGAGTTAGAAAGACTATCTGTAACTACGCACTGATAGCTTGCCGTAATTGTGGAGGGCGCGGTTCCAGTATATGAAAAAGTTGTAGTTGCGGAAGTTGAACCACTAAGCGTAAGCGTTGTTCCGCTAACTTTTGTCCATGCGTAAGTGTAACTTCCAGACCCACCAGAAGCTGCTACAACTACCGAGCTAGTCGTAATTGAACCATTTCCAGTTGTAGAACCAGAAAGAGAATTTGTGCTTAATGAAGCACTCATGGTCGAAAGCTGAAAAGCTACCGATACCGAAACATTGCTAGTAGATGCTGAATTTCCAGAAGCATCTTTAACAGCACACGACCAAATAGCTGTTTTAGATGAAGGGGCTGTGCCTGATGCAGTCCATGAAACGGAAGAAGCCGATGCACTGCTAATGCTAATTGTAGCATCACCGCTGCCCCTAGTCCAAGTATAAGTATAAGGACTTATGCCACCAGACACTGTAACCGCAACTGCGTTTGTCGTGTAAGGCCCATTGCCTACGCCCGAACCACTAGCAACGCTTGTGCTAAGAGAAGCAGCAAGCAAATATGACGTAGAAGAAACTCCTGCTACGGTATGGAGGGCAATAATCATTACAGTTGAACAGACCAGAACGCTTTAACCGAAGCATCAGTTGTGCTGGTTGGAATTAAAGTAAGTATAGCTGTTTTGCTTGCGGCAATCGAAGCCGGGGCAGCAGAACCAATCCACACCCATCCAGCAGGCCAAGAGATATTGCGAGCCGTAGAATCAGAAGAAACAATTAACTGTTTGGCGCGCCCAGCCGCCAAATTGCTTGTGTTAAAAGTAATGTCACCAGTTAGGGCAAGCGTTTGAAAATTGTTTGTGCTTAAATCTAAAGTAACCGTGCTGGCATAAGTAATTGCTAAAATAACTGTTTCGTAGCGAGTAGAACTAACAAGCGTTAGTCCACTTAATGTGCCACTAGAACCAATGCCAAGAGCAGTAAGTTGTGCAGCAACGGAACCCGCAGCAATGATTGCCCGCCCATAAGTGTCACAAGAAATTTCTTCCCAGTCACCCGTTCCGGCGGTAGAACGTCCAATAAGTTTGCCAGTTGCGAGTGTAACTTTGCCAGTGTTGACAAAATTATTAAGATACGTCGCATCGCAAGTATCGCCGTTTACGGCAGAAAAGCCTGATACAAGTGTAAGTGCCATAAGATTAGTGGGTTGTGGTGTATTTGCGGTCTTGCACGAAAGCGGATACTGTTAGATTGCTGATGCCGCCAGTTTGATTAGTGTTAAGATATTCAATTTCAAGTCCATAACCTCTTAGCCCAACGATTCTTGGAACCGTTTCAGTATTGGTGTATGTAGAAGAAACGGATGGCAACTCTTTAGTTACGTCGGGTTTAATGCCATAAGCTGTTATATCCCAAGCATTATTAGCATTAAGATTAAAATTGGTTGTAACCGAATTAAATCTCTTAAGTGCTGGAGTATCAAAGATATAACGACGGGTGCGGATTTTGCCTTCAATGGTATATTCTGCCGCTGGTTGGCTAGCTGAAGAATACTCATCAACTTCAAGTTGCTCGTAAGCGTAGATTCCGCCCTCTTTAGAAATAACAAATAGGGTCTGTTGGTTATTCAGCAGCGAAGTAACCATGTAATCGCAATAGAAGCCATTGGGGAAGCTGTCGATAGACTCCCATGCCTTGTTAATGAAGTTGTAAACAAGAAGGGCGTTATTGCGTGTGCTGCCGTCTACTGGAACAGCTAGGTAATAGCGGTTGTTGCAGTAGGCCGCGCAAGCCCCAGAAGCGTAGCTAAAGTTGATTGTCTTGATGGTGGGGTCAATCGGGGCAGATAATGGCTCAGATGCGCCACGAAGCAGCAATTCCAGCCCCGGCTGCAACTGGAACACACCACGGTCAGACAAGAACAAGACGCTTGAACCGCAAGTTGCCGCTGTTCGACGCCCAACACATCCGTTCTGGCGGGTAAGTTCTTGAACAGAAACATTGGCTACGTCCCCATTGGTATTGTTCATCAAGTAAAGACTGTGACGATTAAATACAATGGTTTGCGCTTGTTGGTAGGGAAAGAATCCGATGAGGTAATCCGCCTGCCCCTGAGCAATGTTAAACTGTCCGTAAATGGTGTCGTATTGATTTACGTTCTCAATGTAAGACGCTAGTATCTTGTTTCTGTCGTATTGAAGAAGGGCGCGGTCGGATTGCATTAAGCCAAAATCCGATGTCGGCATATAGATGTTATTGCCGCTAATTGTGCCGTAACTATTAACCACCCAAGTCTGAGTTTGGTCGCCATCCCAACGCAAAGGAATCTTAAGCTGTGCAAATGTTTTAGTTCCAGTGGCAGGAGAAGTTCCGCTACCCGCAAAGACGTAAGTAAATTTGGTCGTTGTAGTAACCGTAATTTGATAATTACCGTTATACGGAGTTTGCGTTGCCCCAGCAATCTTCACCCATTGGTTTGTGGCAAGGCCATGAGCCGCTGTGGTTGTTACCGTAGCAGTCGTAGAAACAGAGGTTATGCTGGTTATTGCTGCGGTAGCCGTAGCCAATCCACGCAGCATATACATAGACCCACCCGCTTGGAACATATCTACTTTGTCCGTAGACTTTACTGTTTCATTGGCAGGGTAATTTTGCGAAGTCACCGATTGCCCCGGAGAGAACATAAAGGTTTTAGTCCCAGTCGCTACAATTATCCATTCAAGGTTTGTATTGGGGTCAGAAAAAATCTGAGTGTAAAAAATACCGTCTGTAAACGAAGGAAGAATAATTGAACTGCTTCCAATAACAAAGGGAAGAACCAGCGGCGTGTTTGCAAATGAAATGCTATTTGTCTGCTTCTCCATGCCTTTACGCACGGTAGCTTGAAGCTGATTAAGCCGCATATTCTCAGACACTTGAACGTATGATTCCGGCAACTGTTCTGGTTGCTGACGGTTATCCAGCCCAATAAATTGAGAATCACCAGCAAACTGAATTTGGCTGTCTGGTGCTACTATTTCTTCGTAATTGATAGGCATGGAGATAAACCTTATGGAGAATTATATGCTTCTACGGCACTTACATTATTTGCGCCATGAGATACGGCCTTTGTAGAATCAAGGCAGCAAGCGGCTAACACAGCACCAGAAAAAATTAAATTTAGGTTTGTGGCTGTTATTTGGTCGCCGGTTGTAAATGAATTACCAATAGTGATGTTAGCCATAGGGATAGTGTATCATGTGATTATTTTACTATTTCCATAATAAATTGGTTGCCGCTTGGTCGTGAACCACCAGCAGGAGATAGATTTATACTTACTCCAGATGATTGATATACAAGCACTTCCCAAATATCATTTAAAGCAGTGGTAAGTGTTCCAAACGAAGCACTGCAATAAGGACTGCCATCGGGCCAACCCATTGTCCATACATCGCTTGAATTCTTTACTAATTGTACGTATGCACCAGCTCCGGGAGCCGCTGCAAATTGTAAATTAATATTAAATTTAACCCTGTAAATATTTTTATTTATTGTGATTCTGGTGGGATTGCCAGAATTCCACATAATGTCATCGTTTAATTCGGCCGCTTGGAAATTAACATAAGTGCCTGTTGTGTTGGCAATTGCTTGAGTTGAGGTAGCATAAACCGACACTGTTCTTCCAGTATAAAAATCGCAGGCAATAATTTCTGCCTTAATGGGAGGAGTGGTAGAAGAATTATTTCTAGTTGCTCCATTGGTTAATACTAAAGGAGTAGAATTTGAGCTAGTTAAATCAATTAATGCTCCACTGGTTTTAATATTTACTATCTTGCTTCCATCTACGCTTAAAGCCGCTGAATATAAAGCTCCCAACCCGCTAGTTTGTGAAGCAGATTGTAGAACACCACCAGTAATTGCGACATCATTAACACCATAAGCAGTGCCATTGCTAGTTCCACCATCACTAATTGCAACCGCTGTAATAGGAGTTAATGACCAATTTCCACTACTTGGTAATCCAGTAACTCCAGATGGATATGCAGTTAAAGCTGCTTGCCAATAACATCCATCAATATTTATTTGTTGTCCTATTTCAACACGAATACCACCAAAATCTGTTCTTGGCCCACCATTAGCTCGACAGTTGCTAATAGAAATTGCCGTTGCTGTATACCCAGCTATTGGACTTCCATGAATAAATATAGAATTTTCTCCATAGTCGCAGAACATATCTGATAATAATATGCCTCCGCAATAGGATTGAAGACTTGAATTTCCTTTTCTGGCGCAAAAATAAAGAGATGAAGAACCCTGTAACTGACGACCGCCTTGATTGGTATAGATATTGCGAAATGTGCTTTCGGCAACTGAAGTGCTGCTACTTCCAGATACTGCTACTCCTCCACCAAAAAGACAACAAACATACAAACTAGTGCAATAAACACCAGTTTCATTGCTGGCAATAGTTTCATTAACTCTAATAGTCGTAGTAGATGGTATAGATGTTATCCGCCACTTTTTATTATATGCCGTGTTATTGGTAGCTCCATTAATAACAATATAATCACCAGCCAAAAAGTTGTGTGCAACGGGTGTAGTAACTGTAAAATAAGTTCCAGAAGAAGTAATAGTGCTTCCTTGAAATGCCTTAAACGGCCCACCATTTTCTACAAATATATTATCTATTTGAAATGTATCTGCGCTGGCTAAAACTAACGTTGGCTTAACCCCAGAAATTCCATTTGTAAAAACTCCAGTAATAGCCGTTGATGATTGTTTAAACCAACAGTTTGTAATACGTGCAGATGGTTGTGTCCCACCAGAATCTCCACCAACACAAAAAGCCGTTCCAAAACTACCAATAACTATATTTTCAAAATTGGTTTGTGAACCAGACTCATACCAAATGGCCCCAGTCGGCCCTTGATACATGGGATTATTGGGTATGTATGTAATGCCACTAGATGAACCAAAGTTACCATCAGTCATCATGTTGGACATCACTATGTCTTTAACAATGCAACTATTGCATGAAGTAAAACGTAATATTGAATAAGGAAAATTACACGGTGTATATAATGGAGGATTGGTCACTGCAAAACCTCCAATAATACTACCTTCACCAAAGTTACTAAATTGAATCATGCAGTCATCTACTGCAATATCATTGGCCCCAAAACCAAAAGTTAGTTTTGTGTTATTTCCATTGCCAATAACATCAATAGAATAACCAGTGGCATTTAATGATAATTTAGAGTTAAAACTATAACTTCCAGTTGGAAAATATAATTTACCAGTAGACGTACCAACCGCAGCAGAATAGGTCTTTATGGCATTAAATGCTGCTAATACTGGGGTTACGCAACTAGTGTATTGATTTACTGTTCCAGCCCCAAACCAACGAACATTTATAAATGGATTATTATTAGACGTTGTAGGGCCAAATCCATATCTAAACCAGCATCCTTGAGTTGCTGTGCTTCCATAAGTTCCTCCGGGAACAATAATTGTTCCGTCATTATCTACTGCCGTAGTATTAGGATATGAAAAATGCCATAACCCTCCGCCACCATCTCCATCAACAGTGTATCCTAATTCGTTAATAAATTGATTATTAACAGCTCCTGTATATGCTCGTAATGCAGCACGATTATTAATGACAATGCTAATGTTTGCCGTAGAAACAGTGATGTCAGTTCTGTAATTAACTGCATCATCCGCTGATGTTATTGTTATGTTGGAACCTTGAACAAAGTTGATGCGAGGGCGCGTCTTTAAAACACTTCCATCTTTCAGAATAGAAATAGGCCCATCAATTAAAGGGCCATTAAACTGAAGCTCTGGGATAAAATCGCTCATTTCTTAGAATAACGTGTCCCCACCCACCAAAAGGCCATTGTCCAAGCTGCAAACTGAACGTCTGCAACCATTGTAATCTTTGTGGCTTCATCCATGTTGAAGAAAATAACTACTAAGAATAAGATACCAAACCATGTCAGTCCGGGGCGGGTAAAATTACGGAAAGCATCTACCATCAAATATAGATTAACCACCCACGGTGATGCCCCATCAGGAATCTTAGACATCCCTGAACTGTTGGCTCCTTCCTGAGACTTAGAGAAGGCGTTCCAAGCAGCCTCTTTCTCCGCCGCCGCAACCTTTGCGTTCATAATCATTATGTCCACTTCGGCCTGCTTTTTTCTGTTCCAAGTCTCGTAGAATGATGTCCCCAAATGTAGCAACGAACCAACCACACCGCCACTCGCCGCATTAAATAAAATGTCTGTGATGTTCATAAATGATAATAGGTTTGGTGGGGCTATATACCCGAATAACAGTAGGTGGCCGTGCAATAACAACGCACGAACACAACAATGCTGTGGCGATTAACACCACAAACATTGTGAGCTTTCGATTCACTGCTTAGACCTCGTGAGCCGTGCAGTAAACAAGTCCGCTTGTGCCGGTAGAACGGAGGAACTTAGCTGCCTGCGCTTTGGAGCGAGGCCAGAAGTATTTCTCGCCAGCCACAAGGATATGGCCGTTACCAGCCGCAGGTGTCGAATTATCAAAGGTCACATAAACATTGGCCGTTTGAATATCGAGGAATACCAGCGTGAATTGGTCGTTCTGGGTGAAAAATGCAGTAGCAATCTGAACGCCACCAGAAGTTGCGTCTACCGTAAGGGCAGAACCCAAGAGAAGCGTGCCGTTGAAAATACCCGGCTTTGGGTAGATGTTATTGATATTGTATGAGCTTGACATAATCTATTAGTAGTTAGCGGTTTGCGGGTAATTAAATCTTAATTCCAAAATGCTTCAAGAAGTCTTTGAAGAAATTAAACACTGGATAAAACCAGCCTTGGTTCAAGGCAACAACTTTGTAAGTCTGTGGCTTGAAATAAGTAATAAGGTCTTGATTCTCCAATGCAGGGGCATCGGCAGTTAAAAGCCTTACTTTAACTGGGCTGCCATCTGCGGTATTGATGTGCAGAGAGATACCTTTGGTGCGGGCGTTGGATTGGTCGGAAAAGTTACCAAGGTCGTAATCGGTTTCCGAGCCATGCCCATACTGAGCCGCCACCATGAGGCGAATGTTCGTAGAACCCCCTTTAATCGTCGAGCAATAGGTATTGGCGGCATATAGCTCATTAACCATAACCTCTACGTCATGGCTGTGGTTAATGTCTATGGCGTCCTCTAAACAGTCTCTGGCGTCAATCGAATCGACGAGGATGCGTAACCGCAAACAACCACTAATCTTGAGTAAATCAGTGATTTTGACGCCTTCTTTCTTAACTAGCTTACCAAGAGTGACTTCCCTCATTCCCTCAATGTCACTCGTAAAGATAGGCACACCATCTTGCCAGATGTTCCCATTATCGTCGCCATGAAAGGCAACGCCAAAGGAATCTTGTGTGCCGTCAGGGTTCATTGTTATTCGACTTTAGGCTCTTCTTTAGGTTTTAAGGCTTCTGCAATCTGCTCGGCACACTTGCGAACAAGTTCGTGCTGCTCAGCATTAAGCGGAGCAAGGCGGGCTGCGGCATAGAGGTTGTTTAGTGCTTGGTCGTTATTCATGGGTATGATTTTGATTTAGTTAATATCTAGTAGCTTACCAGAAAGTTATTAGCTTATAGTTTTTTGTTAATCAATTCAAATAGCGCCTTTACCTTCTCCTCCAGCACCGCCACCCGCAAATCCAGCTTACTAAGCACGATGATGAGTGTGATGATGCCCAGCAAAATAGGCCAAGCCTTCATTATTAGGTCGAGTGCGCTCATTTGGATATTAGGTTTTTATTAAAGTTCAGCATCAACTTTTATTTTGCCACCACTAGTCCAACTAAAAGCACGACCTACCACTAATGAAGCCAATAGAGATACAAAATATGGCCTGAATGTATGTTCTGTGCCTGCTATGCTTGATGCACTAGTAGTAGAAGTAGCTGTTGTACCATCATCTACACTGAAAGTTCCAGAAAATGTGCATGTAGGTGCTACTCTCATGGGAACTGGATTTGAAACAGCAACTAATCCACTAGTAGTGGTATTTACAACTCCAACATAAATAGAATTATTTATAGTTTGCCAATAGTATCTTTGGCACATCTGAAGTTCAGTTCCATAATTTCTATTATCAAAACTGGTAGCAGTATTGCCTAACTCAAATTGCGCTCCTGTAATGTAAAAAGTGGCTCCATTTGTTCCCACCACAGATGTTGCCCCCGTAGCTGATAAATAAGCTGTTCCTGACCATGCTCCAGCGGTTCCGCTATACGTTGTGCCTACACCAAAAGAAAAATATACTGAAATACCTTTATCATTAGTTTTTAACCAAGTTCCTGATGTGTCTCCCGCAATATTTACACTAATCTTTGTCCATGTGTTTGCTGTTGATATTGAATACGTGAATGGATAAGAGCGATTGCTTGCGCTATTTTGTATAGCTCCGCCAAATGTTCCAGTTAACGAAGAATAAACCCAAGCAGATAATGTTATTGCTTGTGCGCCTGATGTACCCCAAGCCAAATCGGACACATTAAAGCCTTCAATGGTTTGAGAAAAAGAAAAGTAATCCGTAGCTGCAACAGAATAATTTGAATTTGATGTAAATGCTAAATAATTGGTAAACCCAGCAGTAACACGAGGTTGATAATTGGTTTCCGTTGCACTAGGAGTTTGTTGCCAAGTTCCTTTAGTTGCCAAATTTGCTGAAAAAGCCCATCTATCAATAGTAAGTCCACCGGCAGTCCCGCTTGCCCCTGCATTTCTTTGGTCAATCACCATTGCACCATTGATAAAACGATTCTTAAATCCAGCGTAGTTTATGCCAGTGCAACTTGTTAAAATGCCGCTGGCTGGCGTGCCGAGGACAGGCGCAGTTAGCGTGGGGCTGGTGAGGGTTTTATTTGTCAGCGTCTCGCTCCCAGCCAGCGTAGCTAGCGTTCCAGTTGTAGGGAACGTGACATTAGTGGCCGACGTCAGCGTGCGCGTGTAAGCAAAATTACCGCTACCTGTCACCGTCATCGCGGCATTATTTACCACACCTGTGCCACCATTGGCTGCGGGAAGTGCCGTTCCAGAATACGTCATAGCTAATGTGCCAGACGTTGTAATAGGGCTTCCTGAAATAGAGAATATGCTAGGAACTGTTGCTGCTACTGAAGTAACTGTACCAGCACCAGCAGGAGTTGCCCAACTACCATCCCCGCGCCAGAAAGTTAAAATAGATGCGCTTGTGCCACTGTTAAGATTAGTAACAGGCAGATTCCCTGTGACACCCGTTGTCAAAGGGAGGCCAGTCGCGTTTGTTAGCGTGCCGCTTGCAGGAGTTCCGAGGACAGGCGCAGTTAGCGTTGGGCTAGTAAGCGTCTTGTTCGTGAGCGTGTCCGTTGTCGCTTTACCAACCAATGTATCCGTGGCATCTGGCAGCGAGAGCGTCCTATCCACCGTCTGCGTGCTAGACAACATTGTGCGCGTGTTCGTCGTGCCGCCGCTAGCGTTGAACATGATGCGTTTCGTGGCATCTGTTGAGTCTTGCACGTTGACGTAGCCTGACGCGCCCTTGCCAGCCAAATGCAGCCCAACGCTGGCGTCTGTTCCGGTTGCCGTAATGTGAACAGCATTTCCAGTCGCTGAGTTCTCAATGGTAACTTGATTAACCGCTGACGCAATAGAAGCTAGTTTGAGCGTAGCGTTAGCACTCGCGTCGTTAATTTGGGCAATAACTGGGGTGGTGATGGTGGGAGAGCCAGAAAGCACTACATTTGTAGTCCCAGTAGACGCTGTAACGCCTGTGCCGCCGTTGGCTACGGGCAACGCCGTGCCGCTGTAAGTAATGGCTAACGTGCCAGATGTTGTAATTGGACTTCCAGATATTGAAAATACGCTAGGAACTGTTGCTGCAACACTAGTAACAGTGCCAGCACCCGCAGGTGTTGACCATGTGCCATCTCCACGCCAAAAAGTCGTAGCTGATGCACTTGTCCCACTATTCAAATTGGTGACTGGCAAGTTTCCTGTAACACCAGTTGATAACGGTAGACCAGTGCAGCTTGTAAGCGTGCCACTACTAGGAGTTCCCAAGACTGGGGTAGTCAACGTAGGACTCGTCAACGTCTTGTTGGTCAACGTATCCGTAGTTGCTTTACCAACTAATGTATCAGTGGCAACTGGCAGAGTTAAAACAGAAGTTCCAGCCGCCGCACCAGAAACAACCGTTGTAGTTCCACTTGTGCTACCACTCAGTTTTACACCTGTCCCACCAAACGTAGGAAGGGTGGCAAATACTAGCGAACCACTACCAGTCTCGTCTGTTACCGCCGCCGCTAAATTAGCCGATGTAGGTGTTCCAAGGAATGTTGCTACACCTGTGCCAAGACTTGTAATACCTGTGCCGCCGTTTGCCACTGGAAGCGTCCCGGTAACGCCCGTTGTAAGCGGAAGGCCGGTTGCGCTGGTAAGAACTGCCGCAGATGGTGTTCCTAGATTTGGTGTGACTAAAGTTGGCGAAGTATCTACAACAAACTTTGTCCCGGTTCCTGTTTGCGAAGCAATGGACGTTGCGTTGCCAACTGACGTAATAACACCAGTTAAGTTGGCGTTGGTCGCATCATTGCCATTCAGCTTCTGGATAGCTTGTAAAATAGAATCTGTCGCTGCTACCGTTCCTGCACCGCTAACGTAACCAGTAAGAACTTTAGCAATAACAGGGGCGTTAGTAAGAGTGGTGGCATTGCCTACGCTAGTAACGTCGCCAGTAAGATTTGCGTTTGTTACAACGGTTGCCGCATTGCCGACCGAAGTTACACCACCTGTTAAATTAGCGTTGGTTGTGACATTACCCGCAGTCAAGCCAGCAGCCGTGCCAGTAATGTTTGTGCCAACAAGTGCGGTCGGCGTGCCAAGCGCAGGAGTAATTAACGTTGGACTAGTATCTACTACAAATTTACTTCCTGTTCCTGTTTGTGACGCTATGGAAGTAGCATTACCGACTGACGTAATTACGCCTGTTAAATTGGCATTGGTTACCACCGTTGCAGCGTTACCAACACTCGTAACGCCACCAGTTAGATTAGCGTTAGTTACTACGGTAGCTGCAAATGAACCTGTGCCAGAACCAGTAACTCCGCCTGTCAGCGTTATTGTCTGATTGCCAGTATTTGTGCCGCTAAGGTTTGAACCAGTAACAGTGCCACTTGCAGCAACGCTCGTTGGAGTAATTGCTCCAAGCGTAAGACTAATTGCTGGAGTTGTAGTTGGAGTTGCTACTGTCCCAGACACGCCATTAGCCGTTGTAACCGATACGCTAGTAACACTACCAACATCGGGGGCGGAAAGCGTAATCCCACCAGCCGAATTAGTAATCGTCATACCTGTGCCAGCGGTTAAGTTGGCTACCGTATAACCAGTCCCATTGCCTATCAATAATTGCCCATTGGCAGGAACTGTTGAAACCGCCGTGCCACCCTCCGCAATAGGAAGAGGCGAAGTAAGGTCAATCGAGGTTGCTTGTAGCGTGGTAAATTTACCAGTAGAAGGCGTAGTTACACCAATCGGCGTTCCATCAATGGAACCACCCGTGATAACAAAGTTTGCAGGCGTTTGAGCCGGATTGACTGGAATAACCTCATTACTAATACCAGAGGGGTTATTGGTCGATTGGCCGTATCCTACGTTAATTGCGTTAGGGCCGAAGGGCATGGTAATAGATTAGTAGTAAGCCTGACTTGTGACGTGAGTTGTGTAGCGGGTAGGCATTGTAACTGCCATTTGCAGTTCCTGACGCTCAAGTTCTTTAGTGAGCAATTCATCAGCCATTTGCTTCATAGCACCGGCCTTTCCCACCTGTCCTTCAATGGTTAGCCAATCTGCAAAAGAAGAGTAAACCACATAATCCAAAAATATATACGGAACTTCGAGAAGATACCACTTTTCTGGATTTGTTTCTGGGCTTTGTCCGGCAGTAGTCGTAGCAACACACTGCCAAAAGTCGCTGTAACCAGTAGAATAAGTGAAATATACTTGGTCGCCAAGCGTATAGTTTGTAGCGGCACTATAATCTGAAGCAGCAAACTCAGGGCACTGCTTACGATAATACAGATAATAAACTGGAATAGGAACTGCCGAAGTATTCGTTGTAAGAACGAAATTGTTGGTGACGTTGAAGTTGGTTGCTTGGTCATTTATTTTAATGCCCTTGTCTGTGAGACGATAACCAACTCTGCGGGCAGGCTGTGCATTAAACGGCGAGTCTTTCCAAATTGTAATTGGAATGTCGATTTGGGGTGCGCCAACTTGCGAATAAGGAATAATAATTCCTCCCGTAATCGAATAGGTATCAACCGCTGATGCCTGCCAAACAAAGAAAGTAAGTCCCGCCGTTAGAAGATTTGACCCACCAACTTGAACACGGTGAAGCGTCAAGTCTAAGGGATTAAATGCAATAAGGCAGAATTGCCAAACATTCGTTAATGAGAATGTCTGAGTAGCAACTAAGTTACCATCAGACAAACGAACTACTTGAATCGGAACATCAGCATTGGTTGAAGAACGCATCCATATTCCAAAGTAGTTTTGATAAAGTGACACGGGCGTAAACGACTGCGACATATACGCATTTGTGCCCGTGGTTGTAATTGTCGCCGCATCCACCTCACCAGAGATAGGATTAGGGATAGATTCAGGAGTAACATTAACGTTGTTCCGCGCCCATACAGCGTTCTGGAACGTATTGGGAAAGTTCAGCAAATTATTTGCGCTGACGTATTCACCATAGGGGCAGAGGTCAACCCAGTTGCTCTGTTGCCACGCATACTTCATGTTCTTATTAAAGAACGTATTAAGTATGACCAATTCCTGCGATTGCAGATTGGCCTGCTCAATGCCAATTAGAGCCGCAATGTTGGCATTGAATTTACTGTAAGGGACTTTTCTCATGGAACAATAATGGAGTTGCGGCTATCAGTTTTCATTACGGCTTTAAACTGTGGGTTGTCTTTTAAGAAAGCATTAACAAACCCTTTGTCATTCCAACAGCCGGGGTATTCTTGCTGCCACCGAATATAAAGATTCAAGGGAATCTTGGCCTTTAACTGTCCCACTCCGTCAATACGGAGCGACCCAGCTTTTTGTAACTCTTTACCGATTTTCTGCCCACGTTCAATGATGTCCTGTTTTTCAAAAGGAAGCATGGCATCAGCCAATGACCACATCTGTCGTGCGTTCTCGGGAGTATTCTCTAGCATGGGATTTAGAAATTGATGGGGAAGAGAAGGGCAGCGTGAACCACCCTTCTCCACCCATGAAACAGACTTAAGCCAGACGGCTTAAATCAAGTAGGTTCAAATAAACGTCAACTTCACCAGCCGTAAGGGCCGATGGAGAATCGCTTACTGAATTTGTAAACACTGCTTTAATCGTTGCAGCGGAAGTGCCCTTAGCGGACGCAACCGTATTGACCGTGTTCAAACCAGTGCTGGGCTGGATTAAACCAGCGGACAGAACCGATGTAGCGGCCAAAAACGCATTTGTTGTGCCAGTGACGCCGACTTGAATCGACAAACCACCAGTGCCAGCAAACGCTGTCTGCACGAGTGCAAACGCACGGCTAACAACCCAAAAGGCCGCTGTTGTGCCAAGGGTCATTGTAACCGTATCTGTCGAGCCGGAGCCATAAGCTACGTCCGCAGATTTGATGTTATAACGGATTGTCGCAGCATTGAGACGCTCCGGGTTGCTTTCGATAAACACCTTTTTAGGTGAGATTGTAACTGCTGTATCAGCCATTGTAGTATTCTCCTATTGTTAGTTGTTATTAAGAGCTAGCGGCGAATTTGCCGAGACCCTTGGGGTTTTTGCACATCAGCGTGAGTGTAGACTCCACTGCGCCACGGCGACCGCCGCCTTGGTCAGGGAACTCTTCAGACTGCATACCGATGTAATAACCGATACCAACCAACTCTGGGTCGATAACATAACCGCGAGCGCGGCTCTGATTTGTAGGAGCGAACACAGCCGTCTCGTTAGCAGCAGTGGCGCAACCGTTGAACAAGTCAGGAACAACCGTCACATGATGGAAGTCACCATCATAGATTTCAACATTCAGCGAAACCTCATGCTCTTTAGCATTTTGGATAACTTGATATGTTTGGGTTGTGCCAGACGAGCCAGTGGCGCGTTGGAACTTGCTGATAGCGCGTTTCAGGTTCGGGCCAGCAAACAGCGTGTAGTTACGCTTGCCGCCATTCACTTCATAGATGCTCTGAAACACACCGTTAAAAGTGTTTTCTGTGAGCGAAGCGGTGGCCGTAGCGTCGATGCTGCCAGAGGGTGTCAGATAGCTCGAAGGAACAGCATTGATTGTTTGAGCTGTGGCTTGAATCCACTTGCCCAGACCACGCATAAGGTAAGGAACCGAACCGTTGTCTTGCTGCATTTCGTTGTCCGAACCAACAGCGGACTCAATGTCACGCTTCAGTTCGCGGGCAGACTTAACCTTCGCATTAGCGACTTCATTGCTAACACCAGCTACATCGGCGGCTTCCGCAAGGCGGGAGACCATCCAAGTGCGAGCAAATGTCTGCACAAAGTTACCAACACGACCACGATTAGCGGCCTTGTTCTGATAGACAGCAAAGTCTTGACCTTCGAGCTTACCCGGAAAGTAGGGAGCCGAAAGGGTGTCCATTTGCCATTCTTGGAATTGTTGACGAGGACGGACAGTCTTCGCAAACATTGATGTTTTAGGGCAATCCTCTGGTTCGAGAATTGTAAGAAAATCGGTCAAATCCTCACGGACGCCGACGAGATTGTATGTTGTTGCTTGAGCCATTGTAGTAAGTTATCGTTTCTGGAGATTTCGTTCAGTGTGGAGCAGTAAACGGGCAGCCTCATTAACTTTCAGTCCGCCTTTTTTATTCAACAACTTGTCGATTTCGCTATTGTTCCTAGCTCGGCTAATCTCTGAATCAGGGGCGCGAGTTGCACCCGATGAAGAAGAGAACTCAGCTTGTGAAGCTGGGGCTTTTGCTTTAATTGTCGGCTTCTTTTCGACTGATGCGCCTTTACGCGCTTCAACCGCTTTGAATCCTTCAACGAGGAGTCCCACTACCACATCACGGTCAGCGCGGCCAGCAACAGAGGGGTCATTCATAAACCTCTGCGCCATGACATATTCCGTTGAGTTCTTGTTAGAAATCCACGGAAACATATCAACCGCTTGTTGTGAACTTTGGGTTCTCGCTTGCAGATATTGAGCTTGTTGGGGGGCATAGTCCTCAACAACGCGCTTGGCGTTGCGCATGGCGGTCTTTACAGACTGCCGTGTGAACTCTTGACCACCATACTCAATGGAAGACATATCATTGTCCTCCATCTGGGCGATTAAGTCTTCGGAAGTGCGTAGGGCTTCTTTCGCTTTAGTAAACTCTTGATTAAGAGATTGAATGTCAGCGATGTGGCCTAACGGGTTGCTTGGGTTAAGCACTGGCGGGGGAGGCGGCGGAGTAGCTTGCTGTTGTGATTGAGATTGATTCTTAATCTCAGTAAGCTGCTCAGAAAGAGATTGAACTTGTTGGTCAATGCTTTTCCGTTTCGACACTTCCTTGCCAATACGTTTCTCAAACTTGCCAACTAACCGTTCCTTTTGTTTATTAAGGGCGGCTCTGGCAATTTCCTTAGCTTTAGGGTCTAACGTATCTAGTTGTGAAAGAACGTCCTCAGAGTCCGATTCTGCCTGCTCCTGTTCGGGGGCATTATCGGTTTCCTCTTCGGAATCCTGAATGTTGACTGGGTCTGCCTGTTCTGTATCAGGCGTTTCTTCCTGCGGCATTTCTGCCGGAGCAATAACAGAAGAGTCTTCTGGTTTTGCCGTCTCCACTGGACTATGCTCTTTTTGAGTAGAGAGCTTCATCAAGTGTTGAGCAGCTTTATCCACAGACATATTGCTCAGTTTGTCATCGCCAGTTTGGGCCGGAGCCTCGGTCGGTGAAGTTACCGTATTATCGTCAGACATGGTTTATAGACTCCAAGAAACTATAACTAACAACATGGGTAAACGACCCAAGACGTTGAGGGTAGAATTACCCTCGGAAATTGAGTGTCAAGATTGTTCTTCATTAACAACTTGCGTATATAGGTCAGTAGCGTCGGCAATGCGGTTTAGGATGTCTGCATAAACACGGGCTTCGACCGAATAGGCCAAAGACACTCGTTCATCTGCAATTACATCATCATGCCACATTCGAGACAACGCGACCTCTCGCAAATTGTTTAACGAATCACAAAACTTAACAAAGGAGGCGTGCCCCTTGAGTTCGCGGATAGCTTGGTTAATGTCGGCATCCGTGCATCCGACAGGTTTGTATTTCAGTTGTTTGACTTGTTTCATGGGAAGTCGTTATTACTGAGCAGGTTGCTGGGGCATCTGCTGTGGTTGTGCGCCTTGCTGTTTCTGCATCACTTGCTGGAAAGATGCACCTAAGCGGCCAGTCTGAGCATTTTGTTGCTGAGTAATGGTCTGCTGAATTTGCTTGGCGCGAGTATCAACGCGAGCCTTGAACGTCTGGTCAGCTTGGTAACGCTGTTGAACGTCAGGCATTTGCATCCATTGTTGCATGACTTGCATAGCAACATCTGGAGGCGTCTTCGGGTCAAAGTCCTCCATAAAGCCAGAAAAGATTCGGCTAAGGGAGTTCTTTTCATCCGAAACAACTTGCTGAGTAGCATTGCTGCGCGGCTGAATGACGGCTTCTGCAATCGTTGGGTCAATCGAGGATAGACCAATCGTAAGCATCTTTGTCCAATCAACCTGCCCATGTTTGTCTGCTTGTGTAGCAATACCAAACAACTGCGTAAGTTTCTTTTCAACCTGCTCGGCGTTCATGGACTGAACATCAAAGTTCATAAAGAACTGATATTCTTCCGTTGGCTCGCCTTTACCAAAGCGCGTGGGTTGGGCAGAGTTCTGTCCAAGCACACGATAGTAAGTGTTATCATCGCCAAACTGCTGATACAGTTTCCAGACTTGATTAAATGCCCGCGACATTGAGCCAAGGAATTTATTGATTTGATGCTGGTTCATCAAGTCACGGCTCATTGGGTCGCCCTCACGCGAAGCAATAGCAAAGTATTCGCGCAAGTTTTCCGTAAGGATACGCTCAGAGTTTTCTGTATTAGAATCTCCGCGAGGCTGGTCAGCGTAATGGTATTCGCCCGGACGCCGTTCAGGAATCTTTGCACCCGGCCCCCAACGAGAAGGAGAACGCCCAGCGGGATACATCAGCGGTGGGATAATAGCAATCGAAGCAGCGTCGATACGAGAATCGCGGTGCGCCTTAATCATGTTCTGATAAGGCATTGCTACTTCTGGAATACCACGGGTGTCGTGCATCCGGCGAGTAAGTTGCTCACGGCGGAATAAAGTAAACGGATATTGGCCGTGCTTGTAACCAAGCAAACCAAACTTCGCATAACCCGGCTGCTGCTCATCGGCAGGCATCATCGGATTAAAGATAGTTAGGTAAATACCGCTAACGCCGTCTTCATCCGTCAGGCGTTGATACGCATACACCACACCAATAAGGTCGTGATAGCGTTGATAGCGGTAAATAAAGTTACGGCTAATAGGAGCAAGATTCTGGTCAGGAACCAATGGAATCATCCGCCCACGCAATTTAAGAATTGAGTTCTCTACCCATGTCTCATCCCAGCCCTCACTGTGAGCAAAGCTACGGAGCTTATCAGCGGTGAAATATTGAACACGGAAAATATAAGGGCAGAGTTCAATGTCTGTTGCAAATGGAGGAACAAAAACATCTTCATCCAAATTGAACGCACGCAGAACAGGACGAGAGATAGCGCGACCAAGAACAGGAATGGTGCAAACACCAGTGTCCTTCAAGTCCTTCAGCATCTGCGTTGCCTTCTTACTTGAACAATCATAATGCTGTTTAAGAACATCGTGGAATTGCGCAAAAAGATTTTTGTCTTCAAACATATCAAGCAAATTCACTTGTGGGAACTTGGCTTGGAAGTCTACAAGGCGAAGTGTATCAAGAGTTTTCTCTTGGGTGGTTTCCCAGAACGCACCCATCATCGCAATACCCTTCTCGTTAATAAACTGAGAAAGCATTTCAATCTCGCGGTCTACTTCAGGAACCTGAGAGTAAACCAACCACTTCATAAAATTGGTAACATCACGAGCGCGGGTAATGTCTGCTCCTTGAATCGGAACAGCTTCCAGATTCGCCCGCTTAAAAGACATACATTGCATTGCAACCTTCTCGTTCACGATTTGGTCGGCAATATAGTTCTTCATATCGCTCGCTCCATCCCACGGAGTCGGGTCTAAGTCTGCACCTTCGCGGGCGTGCTTCTTACCATCAGCGGCTTGACCATTCCAAATGGCGTAGCGTGTTTCAAAATTAAGACGGCACTGCGATACGAAAGCCGAGCAATCACGCACGGTGTTTTCAAACGCTAAACGGAGTGCAGGAAGGTTCGGGCCATCGCCCTCCTTCGGTGCTACCATCATTGTGTAGTCCGTGCGAGGGTTTTGATTGATACTATCAATGCGCTGTTCCATGATTATTTACGCCGTAGCGATTCGATGTATTGCTGAAGTTCAGTGTTAAGGTCGCGCCATTCTTGACGCAACTCGGTAGCGGAAAGGTCGCCAGACGACTCGGCGGCATAAGCTGCTTGAGCAGCGACATTAACTTCCAACTGCATCTCAAGTATTTTATTGCGATACTCGGTATTCTCGTAGGGGTTCATTGCTAGTCTTAGATGTGTAACGGTTTATGATATGTAAAGTAAAATGTGAGACTAAATCTCAATAACTAAATGTCCGGCCTGTGTCAACTGTGCCATCTTCAGTGTTGTTGCACGCCCCAGACACCAGTAAATAACGCACGCAGTCGATAGGGTCTTTCCAGACTTCCTCACGACTAAAGCCAGAATAGTTTTTAAATGCGTCTAAAACATTCACGCAGGATGCGGATATAAACAATTTAGGGCTGTTGGTGCTGGAGATAGGCTCGGTGGCGTTATAGTTAAGCCTGTCGTTAATAAGGGCTATACCATCTTCTATATCAATGCCGGGAGCGGGTATAAAGGTAAGTCCAATGCTTTCTAGTTCCGTAAGTAAGGTAGTTGCCCCATCTCTACTGGGTGTTTTAGCCTGCGAAAGTCTAGGGTCAATCAATCTTTCAAAGATTTCATCCCCTTGTTCCGCTTCTTCGATAAGCTCCTTATAGTCATCAAGCCCATACCCAAGTGGCTTCTGTGCCTGACCTGCCTTGCCTTCTGGTGTTTCCGCAGGCTCCGCCCACATACCGAACGATTCATCCGGCCATTCCTTATAGATGTAAATACGATTAAAGGCATCAATCGCCGCCCAAATAATAAACCACGGCTTATTACCAGCAGGGTCTACTACCATGTAGCGTGTATAGCTCTTACGGCTGTCTGGGTCATCCTGCCAAGGAAGTTTATCCAAAACATGAACAGCTTCGTCAAATTTAGGAAATTTACAAGTAGCAGCCTTCGTAGGTATACCATGTGCGCGGGCTAACTGCTCCTCCGGCGACCTGCTCTTCAAGTCTTCTAAGAATTGTTTCGTAGGGATAAAGGGGTTATCCTCAGTCCAAAAGTAATACAAACGCATACCTGACCGGCTTAATGACTCCTCTTCATACGGTATCTCCTTACCAATCAACTTACTATACCGTTTCTTCAATACTTTCTTACGAGAACATATATCTGCCACTAATGGCGTCCATCCATTTAACGTGGTGAATGTCAGCAAGATACGTCCGTTTAAGTCTACAATACGGTATTGCAATGTCTCAAATAACTTCTGGGGACACTCTTCATCACACCAGATAAGGTGGCTAGACCACCCTTCCGCTATCTGGCTATCATTCCTATATTGCTGGTAGAAATTGAATTGTATCTCTGAACCCTTGGTGTAGCCGGGTAACGGAGGCAAGATTAGCTTAGAACCTGTGAATCCGTTCTTCTGGCTATACTGGATGGAGAAGTTTACACCCTTCTTCTTGCCCATGTCCTTAAAGCGTTGGGGCAAACAGTCCCAGATAAGAGCCTGCTGCTCCGCCACACTCTTCTCCTCATTAACGTGCCAGCACCGAATCTTTGCTTCTGGTATCTTCAAAGCTGCATCCACAACTAACCTAGCAGCAAAGGATGTCTTCCCTGCTCTATTCCCACCTAAGATACAGTGCTTGTTATACTTAGGCCAGTTATCCATGACCATTCTCCAGCTAGATAGGATATACCCAAACTGAATAGGGTCTACCTTAGACGCCTCCTCCACCCTCAGTCTAATAGCGACATGAGCCTTCAACTCCTCATCCGATAACTGGGATGGGTCTATGTCCGGCCACGGTATCCCAAAGTCAGGCTGATACTCGTCTGCGTAAACTACGTTCTTAGCCATTAGTGGATTCTGCCGCCTTTACGGCCATACTCCCCACAAAGCCTATACCCAGCCTCCCCTTCAACATTAGAGGGCTTAACAGAGACTCTAAAGCCTACCATCGGTATCAAATTACGGTCTACCCACAGAACATGAGTGTTATCCCCATCCTCTGGCTTATCCTCTGGGAATCTAATCAACCGCATAGCCGGATTCCTCGGAGCCGCTACTATCTCAGCCTCCATAGCCCCTTCCCCATCTATATGCCACACTATCGGCACTACCTCTGGATTAAACATCACCGGCTTCTCCTCCTCCACCTCCACCGGCCTAGCCTCATCCCTAGCCTTCAAATGCGCCCTAATCCTCTTATCCACTAACGCCACTACCTCATTATATAGCTCAGGACTATCCCCTAACACCCCTCCTGAAAACCCTTTATCAATACTTTTTAGTAAGTTAGGTGTAAGCATTTTCGCCACCTCGTTGCCTGCTACCTGAACCCCCTCCCCCCCTAGCTGATAGCCAGCCTGAGACTCTAGCTGAGACTGAGTATCAATAGCCTCTCCTGACTCTAGCCTAGCGCGTAGCCTTGCCCGGTGCTTCGCACTCCCCTTGCTCCTTCCCTTAGCCCGACTTTTCCTAGGCTTACGAGGGTTGTAAGTAGGGGATGTATTCCCGATACCTGTCGCTGCGGTAGCCTCTAGGGTATTCCCTACTGGGTTTATAGGCTGTTGAGGACTTGGGGGGCGGGCCGAACCCTCTGCGGTAGCTTCTACGGTATTCTTTATGTCTTGGGGTGTTGGGGGCGGGGGGATTTGAATTGCAGGAGAAACCGATTCTCCCTCTGTAAGTGACTGAGTGTTTTCGTTCATGGTGTGGGCGTGCAGTTAGGAACCTATTCAGAAAAATAAGCAAACTATTTTCGTGCGTAAGTCATTGGTTTCCCTAGTGGACTACGCAAGTCAGTATTAAATTTAGAAAATAAATATCGACATTCGGGGCCGGGTAGTATTCAGTAATCACATCGAAGGCAAACACGCCTAAGACAACCAAACAAAAACAAAATCCATACCATGACCACATATAGTAAAGTTCGTTTCCTTTGTCAGTCCGGCGCAACCGCTGGCCTTGTTTTAGAATCTGCCAAAATACCCGCGCTTGGCATCGTTGGAATCTCGCGCTTGTTTCCCGTTTCAGAGTTCCCGAAAATGATGCGCTTGCAAATCTCTCCACACTATCAGACGTGGGACGAAGCTTTTCTCCATCACTTCAACTAACTCTCAACGCATATAAATAAATGAAAACCACGATTCAAACCTCACGCGGGCTTGTCCGCTTTCAATCAGTCGGCGAACCTATCGTTGGCATCCCGGCTGATACTGGCGATTTTGCAAAGGATGACTCAAATTCTCTTATTTGGAAAATGAAATATGCAAAAAGCAAAATTGCATTACTTCCTGCATTTGGCGACTCCATTGGCAAAGACGTAAGCAAAGCAGAATTAGCCTTGGCAAATATATACATTGGCGAAGCTGCCAAAACTGTTGCTGATTTGCTGGCCGCTGCTATTGCCGCGTTGACCATTGTAAACAGAGAACAACCTGACGGCAGTATTGCCGCCGATTTGCTTAACGCCATTCGTCAGGCAACTAAGGGGGGCGCATGAACGCCACCTTGACCTTTCCTGACAAACAAACAGCGCAATTTTTTGCCACCCAATGGTCAAGGGAAACCTTGCGGGGTTATGTTTTAGGCAAAAACGAAGTTTTACTTGATGGCATTACTGAAAAAGAAAAAACGTGGATTGACTTAACTATTAAACAATTAAACGAAAAGAAAACCGCATGAACCTACGCACACTTACCTTGACCATTACCTTAACCCTGACCGCTTATAGCGCACCGCAAGAGGCTTTTTGGGGGGCTTTACATATCGTAGAATCGGGGGGGGCCGTGGGGCCGATACGCGGAGACAATGGGGCCGCATTGGGCCCGCTGCAAATTCACCGCACCTATTGGCAGGATAGCCGCGTTCAGGGGCGATATGAGGATTGCGCCGACCTTGCCTACTCCCGGCGGGTAGTAACCGCTTACCTCCAACGTTACGCTCAGGCAGCTTGGAAGGCGGGCGATTGCGCTTCGCTGGCCAAAATTCATAATGGGGGGCCGGGTGCTCTGCGTGCTACGGGACAAAAGAAACGAAATTTAGACCGCTACGCCGCGAAAGTTTTATCCCACTTACCTTGACTCCCATTTTACCCCCAAATGAAAACCGCATATACCCTTATAGCCGCCTCACTATTCACGTTGACCGTGATTGTTTCCTATTTTGTTTACTGCCTGCATTGGGTAGGCAAAAAAATAGACGAAAAACGTAAGAAATAGCTTGCAAGGCACTTACCTTGGGCTTTTTCTTACCTCGCTGGCTACCACAGCGACAGTCCAATTTGGGGGGGATTAAACCCTTTCTAGAAGGCCGGTTGAGTTGGTAGCTCACCGGCTTTCTGCTTTTTCCGATTTAAAGTATATACCGCACCGACTGACCTGAGCAAGGCAGGACATGAGGAGTTTTAACGGTGACGCCGTGCGATACTACCAAGCGTCTTAATATATAACGTCCCGCGAGGGAGTGAGTGCCGTGCAACGGGTGAATTGAGTTAATGCCGTCCCATATTGCACGAAAGGCCAACGCAGCTACCGAGTGACTTAGAGCTGAAAACCAAACTTACCTTATAGGAGGTGAGTTGTAGGCACGCGCTGACACCGTTGCCTTAGAGTCTTAAAAACCAAGTTTATACTGATTCGCGTTAGCGACTATACGAATTACCTTGAGCTATAACGTATGACGTTAGACGTTATGACGCCCTCGTGAATTTCATTTAAGCACCTATGGCGCAATTTAATCGGCAGAAATCACAATCGGATAACGGCGTCCGGCGAGGGTTTTTTTTGCCTTTGTAGCTCAGTGGTAGAGCATCTGTTTTGTAAACAGGCGGTCACAGGTTCAACCCCTGTCAAAGGCTCCACTTTTGCCTGATGGTGTAATGGTAGCACAGATGACTTTGACTCATCTAGTCTAGGTTCAAATCCTAGTCGGGCAGCCACTACTAGTGGGAATTACCCACCAATATGCTTTTTAGGGTCGCGGTGACCTTGCAATAGAGCGAGAGCTTCGTCCCGGCTAAGGCCATTGACAATTACCTGAGCACCTACCTGTGACTGGGGCGTGGGAACATCTCGGTCGAGCATTGCAGACGAAACTTTATTTGCGATGTCTAGGTTATAAAGCAACTCGCGGGGCTTAATACCATCCATTTCATTCTCTAAACGAGTAATAAGGGCGTTCTGGATGCTCTGGAGCCGTTTCAGATTGTCCCGGCGAGCTTTCCGAATGATTGTAGAATGTTCTTCGCTATTCTCCGTTGCATCGACCTTAACAATTAACGGAACAGCCGCCTTAATCTTTTTGAGCTGGGGCAGGGTCTGGATTTTGGTTTTTAGGCTCATTTAGTTTTTTGACGAGAATCGGAATGTGCTGCTGAATTGCGGCGAGGTGCAGGTCGGACTTAACGTAGTCTTTATAACAGGGAAAGCACCGCAGTTCAGACCCGACGGAGGTGTTGACGTGCAAGACTTGGGTAAACCCGTCACTTTCAGCCAAACACTTTGGGCAGTAGTGGGATTTTGGCATGTCCAACTCGATTTTTTGGGGTTCATTTTGTTCACTCATTGTTAAACGAGTTAAGCCAATAAAAAAATATCGTCAAGTTGATAAAGATATGCTTGCAAAACCTACAAAACAAATCATTTCAGAGAGATTCTCCCATGACCCTTACAGAAATTCAAAAAGAAAAAATGAAATTGATAGAGCAGGCTTTTTCTGGCGATGATTCAGCAGAAGCCTTTTGTTTTCGCACCGCACGTTGGTTTGACCTCCGAGATATGGAGAAAGAAGCCGATAAAAATAAACTCAAACATTTGCTTGCAATTTTAAGAAACTACTTTTAATCTGATTCCACTATGAAAAATAAAGAAATAAATTACCCACACTTTTACGGTTCTGTTAATGGGCTGATGAAAGTTTTAGCTAACGATTTTGAGTATTTCATTACGCGCAAAAGCACAGTCAGCGAAGAACTGTTAATTGGTTCCGTTCGGCGAACGCTAAAATTGTGGCGCGATGTCGAAGATGAATTTCAGCAAGCCCAGTTAAGTGAAGTGCTGGAGGAAGGTGACACAATCGCAGACATTTTGACACCGGGCGAGATTGACGAGTTAGACCGCATTGACCAAGGCAAACAGAAAGCTGGTCGCGTTCCTCACGAAATCTAACAACAACTTTTGCGTTACGGTGTGGTTCGCTCATTGGGCAAAGGACACCACCTAGAAGGCGACGTTGGGACTTCCGTAACGCATTTATTTTTATTCAAACAAACAAGGAGAACATCAAATGAGCACTGCCCATGATTTTACTGTGTTCCGTAAAGTTGCTGGAGATAAAATTTGGGAACTTATTGAACGCGCCGAAAAAGCAGAGCGCGAACTGGCCGAGATGTGCACTCAGCGTGATGCGGCTGTGGCAGCACGGATTGAATTGGCGAAAGACAATCTGGCGTTAATCAAAGAATTGGAAAGTATCGGAATAACAACTTTGAATGGCGTGCCAAACATGACCCTGCGCGACCATTTTGCTGGGCAAGCGATGAATGGAATTATGGCTGAGAGCAGTCCTAGCAATGCGGTCGATTGGGTCGGGGACGTATCTTATGCAATAGCAGACTCAATGATTACGGCACGAAATAAGGAGGATAGCAAATGAGCAAATCATTACATTGGTATGATGGTGACGGTAAAGCTGTCCATACCCAGCCCACAACGAGCGCAACGGCCAAGTCACCCACGCGCCCCACTACGGTCAAGGATGCCCTCAAACACGGTCTATACCCCAGCGTTACTAGCAAGATTGGCATTATAGACAACTACCAGTTGAACGACTGGAAGCAGCGCGAGGTAATTAAAACCGCTTCGCTAAATCCTCAGCGTGAGGGAGAGCCTGACGAAACCTATTCTAAGCGCGTCATTGATGCTGCATTTGAGCAAGTGTCAGATGCCGCTGACCTTGGCACTGCTATTCACGAAGCGTTGGAGCTTTACTTCACCGGGGCGGTTTACGACCCAATGTATTTCCCATACGTTGAAGCGGTCGATAAATGGGTAAAAGATAACAAAGTAACATTTGAGGCTCACGAACTCCGCTTAGTAAACAAAGCTTATGGTTACGCAGGCACAACCGATGCCGCCTTCCGTTGTCCGAAAGGATATGGGATTATGGATTTCAAATCTAAGCGCACTAAGGTTGGGGAGAAAGTTACTAATTATGATTCTCACTTGCTTCAGATTGCCGCTTATCACCAAGCGCACTTCCAAGGATTTGAAAGCCTAGCTATTGGCTGTAACCTCTACATCTCCACGACTGAGGTGGGGCGGGTCGAGGCCGTCTGGTATAACGATGAGGACTTGAGAGCAGCTTGGGGAGCGTTTAAGCACGCTTCAGAACTCTGGGATTACATCAAAGGTTATAAAGCCCCACAATTATGAAAGAAGAAATCGAACGGCTCCGCGCCATTATTGATACCATTAAAAAATATCCATACATTCCGAAACCATTGTATGATTTGATTGAAAAACTAGAAAAAGAAAACCAAACTATTAAGTCACAATGAACGGAAAAGGCATGAGGCCACGACTCGGATACAACCATGATAAATACACAGAAAATTATGACCGCATCTTTAAACCCAATGAACAAACCAAAATTAAAAAGAGGCCGCCCAAGAGTTCCAGAGCTAAAGCAACGGATTCCTTACAGCGCGTCTATCAGTCCACAAACTGCCGCGACATTTGACCGTTTTACGGAAATGATGCAGCAAAAGAACAAACTAGCCCGCACTGGCCACATGCTCGATATGGTCGCTCAATGGCTCATCCAATCTCGTTTCAACCCATCAAACTAATAATAATATGCCTGTATCAACTATCATTAAACTAGCCCCGCTTGGCCTCGTCGAATCCCAGCATGGCTCATTTCATAAATTCTACGTCACTTTCGAGGACGAGCAATATGGCGAGGTCTTAGCCAAGAGCGATGCTCCTTGGTATAAGGTTGGCGTTCAGGCTTCCTACGAAGTAACTGGCAACTTTAAGGGTATTCCTAAGCTCAAGCTCGGTAAGCCTGAGTTTGAAGGTAAGCCCTTTGGTGCAAGCCGGGGGGGTGGTAATAGCCCTGCAAAGACCTATTCCGCCCCAATCCAGCCCCAAAGTAGCTCTGGAGGTAGCGCAGATGGCCCAATCTGGGGAATGTGCTATAAAATGGCTGTGGAGCTATGGATGAATAATGGGGGAAAGACCCTAGATTTGGTTGCTAAAGCCAAGATTAAGGCCGACACCCACGCTTTCCACGCCCTGCACAACGACCTGTCTAATATCGTAGCCATCCCTCGTGAGGCTATTGCCAACGACAGCGACGACCAAGTGCCGTTCTAACCAATGACTGCTTTAATCTTAATAACCTGCATAGCCCTGTTTGTTTTGCTATGCGCCACTAACTCAGAACTCGACGAATGAAATACCTTAAAGAAAGCGACCAACTTATCAACTCGTTGCTGGGCGATTGCCTGCACGCAAGCACACCGCAAGACCTGTTTAACTCTTTGAACCGCTTGAAACTCGGTTTGGAGGCACTAAAAATCCTTAAAGATATATCGGAAAAATAAAATGAGCAAACTCAGCGAGGCAATCATTACTAGACTTGGACACGCCAAGCGGGATGGTATCCAACTCAAGATGTCAGATGTTAAATCTATCATCGAAGAGGAGGAGGCCAAGCTCGTTAAACCTAAGCGGCAGTCGCAGGCGGACATGACGGATGAAGAATGGCTGCAAAGTCTCCATCAAGAAGAAGCTCTGCGCGGGGTAGATATCAAAAGGGAAATTGTTAAGTGTCAGTTTTGGTGTAAGCAGAACAAGCGTCAGCCTACCCGCCGCACGATAGTAAATTGGCTCGGTAATGCCGAGAAGGTGATAAGCCTTAAAGCTCAGGGGGCGCAGTATGCCACTGGGCTAAGGCCACCACCACCAGCAGCCCCGGAGGGCTGGAAGAACTGGCTGCTTAACAATATGCCCAACGATGAGCATAGTGCTTACGGCCAATTAACAACTGCCATCAATCTTAGCCAATTCCATTTAATGCCTGCAAGCTGGCAGGCCAGATGCCAAGCCGGACTGATTGCTGATATGACTGGAGGCTTGGTTGAGGAAGTAGAAATGGAGCAACGCTACCGCCAAACATGAGCAAAGCATTTAAGGACTTTGACCTTGATTTGCGCTTCGGACAAGAGGGCGAAGAATGGTTACGGATGCTGGCAAAGGAACAAACCATTGAAGTTAAACGTGAGCGCGATAAGTGGGCAACAACTGGGAACATCGTTTTTGAGATTCGCTGCAATGGGGTTCCTTCTGGGTTAAGTGCTACAAAGTCAGATTGGTGGGCGCATATCTTATCAATCGGAGGCCAGCCCCAATCAGTAATTTTATTAAGAACCGAAAAGCTAAAAGAGCGTTTGCGTGAACTAATCACTTCTAAGCATCTTAGTATTACTAGGGGCGGGGATGGAAACCGTGTAGAGATGATACTTTTACCGATAGACGAAATCCACTTGTTGTTATGAAACATACTCCAATCCAAGGAGACCCACTTTGCTATTACGTTGAGTCTGAATCGCACCCCAACGAACATTACAAAGTAGACTTAGTTGAAGACGAGTGTAGCTGCACCGATTGGCGTTGCCGTCACTACAAATACTTGCAAGAAACTCAAACCCGCTACCGCTGCAAACACATCAAAGCATTGCGTGAAATAGCTTTAGATGATGTCATCGACCACATTAAAGAGCAAAGATTAGCACAATGAGACTAAAACTGCATGACCTCCCTTTCCACCTCCAAGAACAAGTCTCCAAGCAGTTGCACTCTCTGGCTCCCGAATTACGTCACACCAAGCCTGAACACAATGCTGGGGAGGAACAGGTGGTTGTTAATGAAAATGAAGAAGGAGGCGCAGGACGCATTACAGTCCGCATCACGCGACATGGTGTCAGATTACTCGACGCCGACAATCTTGCCGGGGGCGTCAAATACCTTGTCGATGCACTCCGATACCAAGGGCTTATTCCCAACGATGACCCTACCACCATCCGACTTGTCGTCAACCAACGCAAAACAAAGAAAGCGCAGGTCGGGACAAAAATTTTAATCAATTACGACATTAAAATATATGCAACGTGAACAAATCTATACCACAGCACATTTACGGAATGGTAGACCAAAGTATTCTGCGCGGTAGTATCACTGATACTAAAGAATACGAGCGTTGCGTTATCTTTGGCGTCACTTCAATACCATCACGCGCACTGCATTTTTCTATTCTTTGCGAGTCAGGCGCACAATGGGCTAGGATACCGCTGCACAAGCTACGCCATGAACAGCCCACCTCAAATTGCATCCACGAACTACCAGAGTTACAATCTTGGGACTGTCACGGCTGGGATTTTTGTGCCACGCAATACGAATATCTGCGCGAAATGGGATGCCAATATAAGACCCGCGATGGTAAAATGGTTCCTGCTTCGTATTGGTTTACGCTCGACCACACTGACAACGGCTATTCCCAATACCCGCCAGAACACAAATGTTATCACTTGTTATTACTTGATGACGGCTCAGGCCAGATTGCTGCTCAACCTAACAACCGAATACTGTGGCGTGACGATAGCTTTGTACGTGAAAATCCAGAGCAACTGAGTACTTATCGTGTGATGCCTGAGAAAACATGGCACGCCGAATTAGGCAAAAATGCAGATTTAAACAAAATTATTAACGAGGAGGCCAGCAAATCGCACATTACTTATTCGCTGGCAACGGCTTATGTCAAAGGACACGACCAAGTCGTAAGAGATAATGGACATTCCTGACCACACTGGACTGATAAAATGACTTACAAATGACTCACGGTACTGAGTAAATTTACTCCCTATAACGGATAAAAGCAAAATACCCGCTAAAGGTAGTAATCATGTGTAAAGAAAACGCCATTTTTGATATATTATGAAACGAACACCGCTTAAAAAAGTTTCCGAAAAGAGGATAAAACTAAACAATGAGTATCGCCACAAACGTAAGGCATACTTAGCCCTTAACCGTATTTGCGAAGCTGGTCTTATCCTTGGCGCAGCCGGGATTGAATGTGGTTGCCAGAAGTGGGCTACCGAAATTCACCACACCGCCAAGCGCGGAAAAAACATGGTAAACGAATCGACTTGGATGCCAGTCTGCCGCCCCTGTCATACTTGGGTAGAAGAACATAAGTCCAAAGCCAGAGAGCTAGCTTTGTTACGCAACATTCACGACTGTTGAATATGAAGCCTACCCCTTTTGTAATAGTGGGAGATTCCCACGGTGATATGATAGACCCAGTAGCCGAGAAAGCGGTAATGGCATTTATCAAAGATTTTAAGCCAAAAATCCGCATCCATCTGGGCGATGCCTTTGATTTCCGCAATCTTAGGAAAGGAGCATCCGACGAAGAGAAAGCCGATAGCCTAATAGATGACTGGGATATGGGGTCTACTTTCCTTCGTCAGTTCTTTGATGGTGGGAATCAAAACTACTTTCTGCGTGGCAACCATGACGAACGCCTTTACGACCTGCAAGGCTCTGCCACGGGGGTTATGCGAGACTATGCCACGGACTCAGTAAAGCGTTTTGAAGGCCATATCCGCAAATGTAAGGCCAAGATGCTCCCTTATGACTCCCGCATCGGAATCCTTCGTCTAGGCCATCTTAAGTGCATCCACGGCTATGCCTCCGGGAAGAGTGCCGCTGCCGTCCATGCTCGCGTCTATCGTCATTGTATTTTCGGCCACACTCACACCATTGAGAGCTATCCGGTAGAAACCGATGAAGGCCAAAAGGAATCAAGAGGGATTGGCGCACTCTGTAAAATAGATATGCCCTACAACTCCCGCCAAACAAACAAACTCCGCCACAACAATGGCTGGGCGTATGGTTTAATGTTTGATGACGGAACTTACCAGATATGGCAATGTAACCGCCTCGGAGACAATTTTTACGCATCCACAGGAATAAAAACATACTAATGAAACCAAGCCCGTTTGATAAACTAGATAAACTGCTAAAACGCACCGTTGAGCCAAAAGGCCCAGAATGGTTTACTGCTAAAGAATACTCTGCCCACGGAGGCTACTCCGAGTGTCATGTTCGGGTATTGCTTTTCAAACTTGTTAAAGAAGGTAAGATTGAAATGTGGAATGGCTTGTGTATGACTAAAAACGGCCAAAGACGCAGAACCTCTAAATACCGAATGAAATGATTACTTACGCTATAAAAAACCTCGGCTGGGCAATCTGTGGATTTATTACTTTCTTTTTCCTTATCATTGCCGCCATCTTTCAAATTATAACCAACTTCTTTGCAGCCAATGCCAAGATGCTTGACCAATTAGCCTGTATTTGTGACCCTGATAAAGATGAATAAACTAATCCAATGGCTAAAGAATCTGTGGAAACCGACTTATTCGGTGACGCCTTACCAACATTATCAGACCGAGAGCAGCATCTGGGAAGAGGAACCCCACTTCATCCCAACGCCAATGCCCCGCAAAAAGAGACGCAAAAAGAAGTTAAAGTCCGCCCCTGCAAAATCTATAAGCAAAGTCCAACGATAACTTGGATTATGAACCTATGAGTGGTTTTAATCCAGAAGGTAAACATCTAGGAATTGATGTTCTTTTGCTAAAGCCTTCGGTTAAGAAATCCCTACACATAGCCGGGGAGTTTAACTTGGATGCTTTCTATGAAGAAGACTCCAAGATTATTGTCATAAAGCTAAACGATAAGTATAAATTAGAGAACCTCCGCGAGTTCTTTAAGTGTGTATTTAATTAAAAAACAATGCTTGACACGTTTTACACACGCTGTCCTTGTATGTCCTTGAAGAGCAACGGCCCTCCGACACTCCCTCGGATGAAAACGTAATTGGCAGACCTCTAAAACCCCCTCGGCCTCGCATCCGGCGGGGGTTTTCTTTTAGCCCTTACGAACTTTTCTGAACCAATAGATAAGCATACAGACTGCAACTGGAAAGCCCAAAATTGTAGTCAGTTGACCAAATATCCCAGACGCGCCCTCCAGCCATGAATGAAGGCCGTTAGTCACGGTAGCCGCTGAAGTGATAGCAGCTATTGGCGTGGGTATCTTTTCAAGAAATGAGAAATCATCATGGCTCATGGTATTACTTTTTCTTTCGTTCGCCCTTGTAATGACAACCGCCAGCATTGCGGCACTCTTTCATGGCAGCAGCTACGGCTTGGCTCTGGGGATGGCCAGCTTTGACCATCTCCTTGATGTTTTCAGATACGGTTTCGACAGACTTACCTTTTTTGAGTGGCATAGAATTACTTTTTTAAGCGTTGTTGAATCTTGTATTGGCGCATCTCTGATTGGTCAGCGATGCCTTGCAGGAAATTCTTTGTGCCTTCAGAAGCACCAGACATATCTTTTTCGCAGGCTTTGCATATTTCTTTCTCAAGCTCTAATACGGAATCATAACAATCTTCCGTAGACTTGTGTTTGCCGTATTCAGCTACGACGCCCGCTGCCGCTTTAGTAATAGCAGCAAGGTCTGGATTCTTGCCTAATCCAATCATGCGCTCTACCACGCCATCATAGGTTTCTTCGTAAGTTCCATAAAGCCCACCAAAGAACTTATGGTCTTCAAAAAAAGTAATGCCAGTAGTTAGATTATGGCTGTTGTGCGCATAGAATTGCGCGGTGCGAAGTAATGTAGCTAAATTGTGCATAATTAAGATTTTCGTTTAGAACGTTTAGGCTTCAAAATAGGAGTAATGGCTTGTGGAACAGCTTGCGGAGAAACTTGAGCCATTGGTGCTATTGGTGCAACAGGTGTAGGAATAGCAGGCGCAGGTGGCTTGCCCCAGACATTATCTTTAATGCGCCAATGATTCTCATACTGCTTTATAAAATCATTGAAATACTTACCGTGAGAACCTTTAACTCCAGACTCTACCATGCGCATTTGGTTTAATCCTTGAATAAAGGCATTAAACTTTTCAGGCGTTACACCCGGAAGCGCGTATGTGCTAACATTGCCACGTTTGCCGCCCTCATTCTTTAGCTTTAATAAAGCAATTTCTTTACTAGGGTCGTAAGCCGCTTTATCAATCCAAGAGCTTTCAAGGGGAACAGAATTTTGCGCAATCTTCTGTAATTGCGTATCTGGAACCATTTGAAAATCGTGCATCGTAGAGCCTCTTGCTTTGCTCTCGGTGTAATCGTAAGTGTGGCCTGCTGCCTTATCTATTTCAGCCGTCTTTTTATCTAGTATTTGAACAGATGTCTCTTTAATGGCGTCGGCTAATTTACTTTCATTGATAGGCACGCCCCCAATCACATCATTCACTTCTGGGGCTTTTACTGTCTTAGAAGGCTTTGGTGCATATTGCTCAATTACGTTTGGCTCAATCTTGCGAGTTGGAGCTTCGTAAAGGGGAACATCTGAAACTCTCTCTCTAAGAGAAGGCGTGTTGTTTCCATGTTTAGCTTTATAAAATGATTGGCCGAGGCCGCCCAGCATAGCTGAAGTAAGACCAAACATTGCAGAAGCATCGCCACGGGCTTCTCCGGGTTGGCTTTGAGCAGAATCAAGAACATACCCGCCCAAACTTCCTTCTACAAAGCCAGCAATAGCGTCCGCCGTTTTCTTTGAGATTACACCCGCCCCTTTGTTTTCCATCCACTTAGCCACTTGAATACCGCGATACTGTAAATCTTGTTGGGCGCGAAGTGCTTCATTAGCCGCAATAGAACGTTCCCAAGCTCTTTTTAAGTGTCCAGCAGGGTCGCCATTTTTAACAGCATCATCATAAACCGCTTTAGCCGTCGAAACTTGGGTATCTGCCATCTGTATGTTAGTGCGCATTGCATCTATAACATCATCCGAATTGGCTAAATGGCTTATGATTGTTTTTCCTTCTGGGGTGGCAATCATCCTATCACCGGCTTCTGAAATTGCGTTAAAAAGACCTCTCTTGGTTGAACTAAAGTCTTTAATTAAAGAAAACGGGAAGGTGGAGTCTTTTGAAATTGCCCCTACTCCTTTAGCAAGCAAAGCAATCCCACTGAGTTTAGGTAGTGCAACAGCCCCAGTAGCAGCGGATGCCAACATTGCCGCATTTGCAACAGGAGGAACCGCCTTTAATGCCGTTCCCATTGTCTTTGCTGCCGCTTGTCCAACAATTTCTCCACCTGCTTCTGCTGCTTGTCCTACTTTGCCAATAACGGGAAGAGGAACAGCTAACTGACCAACGGTTCTGCCACCCTCAAACATAGCGTTTTCTGCGGAGCCGGGTTGATATGGGTTTTGAGTATCTTTCTCAGCGCGTGCATTGGTCTTCAATCGTGCTACCGCTAAATCTGCCCCTTCTTTAATAAGGTTTGGATTGCCCTTTATTTGACCAAGCGTGTCTGCGAATTGCTCAAATCCAGCCCCTAAAAGATTCATGCCCATATAGGCCACGTTCTTTACTCCCTGAACCGCTCCACTGCCAATGATTTGAGCCTGTTGGCCCATTGTAGTATCAGTGGGCTTGTTTACATCTTCATGCCATTGAGACAATGCTTTACCAACCGCAAACGCGCCATCTATAACCGCACCGGGGAAACTTGTAACAGCATCAGCTAAACGTGTAGAAACTGGGTTATGAGCATAGTATTCTTGATATGCTTGCCGATAAGTCTTTTCAGCTTCTTTGTTTCCCGCGCCCACTAATTGAGCGTTAGATTGTAGTCTATTTGTAATGTCAAAATTTACAATAGCATCTACATCCGATTGCGTTGGAGCAACGGGCTTATCCCAAGTGTAAACCTTCCCAGATGGACTGGTAAAATTCATGGATTAAAAGACCAACCAGAAGGTGTTTTTACGTTTGGATTATCAGCCGCAGTTCTTTCAACCGCCGCCGCCATTTTTTTACCAACAAAAGGAATACCGCCTACAACACCACTAACTCGTTTAGCGATTTGTTGTCCTTCTGTTGAAGGCTTACCGGGAAGCGAACCAACGATTTCTTTAATAGAATCTTCAATTCCAAGCTGTTTTACTTCTT